TGCCACGGTCAACCAGATCCAGAGCAACGCACCAGCGTTCCAGGCGACGGACACGGGCACCGCGAACGCCCACGTTATTGCCCTAAGCCCAGCTATTACAGCCTACGCTGCGGGTCAGGCCATAACATTCAAGTCTGGCGCTGCCAGCACAACGTCATCCACGCTGAACGTCAACGGGCTTGGCGTTAAAACTATCAAGAAAAAGAACGACCAGAACATTGCCGCCGGAGATATTGAGTCCGGGTCAATCGTCACCGTTGTCTATGACGGCACCAACTTCCAGATGACAAGTCAGGGCGCAACCGACGAAGGCTTAGACTTAGGCGCTGTCAGCGGCATTATTGAGAGCAACGCGAATTTCATCGACATGTGCCTCGTCGGTCCAAGCGTGGATGGTATGTCGTGGAACGGTCATTTTTCCAAGGCCAGCGTTTGGACTTCTCTGATGCTTGCGACCGTCGAGACTTCTGGAAGTGACGCGCAAGTGAACATCTGGGATTTGACGGGTAGCACCCTTGCGAGCGCAACGCCACTTGCGACGCTAACGCTGACGGGTGCCACGCCAACAAGCATCGCGGCCAGCATGGGCTACGTCATGGTGGGGACGAGCGACCAAGGAGTGCATGTGGTGGCTCCGCATGACACAGGGGCGTGGGCCGAAAAAACTGAGGGTTGGCCAAGGTCGCTGACTTCCTCGACTACCCCAGGTCTTGTGACGAACAACATTAACGATGTCGCCGCTGGCGTAGTCTCGGCGTCGCCTTTTGACCCGCGAACTGGGGGGATGCTCCCGTCGTTCGGCGTTGCTTACGCAGCAACGGAAATGGGGGCCGTGATTAAAGCGGACGGCGGAGTCTGGGATAAGTCAGGCGCTGTCGCCGACACGGTGACTTTCGTTAGGGATCGGTTTGTCTGGAACCGTAGCGACGATTACGTCCTTTCGTCCGCGAACATAAACACGATTACAGCCGACGATTTCCAGTTAGACAACGTGCAGGCAACAACGGCGGGGGGAAATTACGGCTTAGGCGCAGACACGGCGCTTGATGGTTTCGGGAACTTGCTAGTCGGGGCCGACGCAGGTGGGTTGACCACCACCCTCTTGGACAAAATGTCCGAGAACGGCGAAGCGCAGTATCCGTTGAACGCTCTTGTGACGCGCAGCTATAGCACTGGGTTTCTTGGTAACGCCACTAAATTAGCCGCCCTCGCCAACAGTGACACTGCTGACAGAAGTGGCAACAGCCACACGCTGACGGAAAACGGCACTGTCGTCGAAGCTGCAGTCGCTAGTGGCGCTGAATTGAAAGCGTACAGCAGTTGGTCGGCGAGTAACTTTATGTCGAGCAACGATGCTACTTTCGATATTGGTGACAACCCACTGTTGATCAATTGCTGGTTTAAGCTGACGGCGAGTACAACCACCCACAACGTCATCACCGAGTACTACCTCGATGGTGCGGCTGCTACTGATGCGCGGTGGCTTCTCAGCTATTACCAGCCAAGTGACGCCCTCTACTTTTTTGTCCAAGACCAGGGCGGGACGGCTCTAGAGGTAAACGCTTCCGGCCTCGGAATTGACGATGATGGACTTTGGCACCAAGCAATAGTTGTGTGGAACAACGTAACCCATACTTCCTCGGTATATATGGATGGCGTTTTTGTTAAAAGCGGCACGAACACCGGCGTCGATTCGCTCACGAACACATCAAATACATTCAAGATTGGTACATCGTTCGACGCGGCAAACGGGTTCAACGGGGATCTACCTTTTGGCGGTTCTTTAAGCCTGTTCAGGCTGTCATCAACTGTACTTACGGCTACTCAAATCAGAAGGATGTACGAAGCTGAAGCCCCGATGTTCGCGGCTAACGCAAAAGTGCTTCTCCAGTCCGGTAGTACCGATGCCGTCCTAGACGCAAAGGTTGATCCTTTGTCGGGCAAGTACATCGTCACTCAGACGGACAGCCAAGAAATCTTCGACGGGCTTGCCATCGAGACTGAACGAACTATCGCAACTGGCGGCAGCACGTTCGAGCATGGCTTGCTGTTTGGTGATGCGGTAGCGGAGATCAATAACGCTAACCTGTTCGCATCTACTCCGGCTACTGACCAACGGCAAGTCAACGAGATGGTCCGATCGCTGTCGGCTGATCTTCCTGCCGGTGTCGATCTCAGTAAGGCGAAGGCTTGGGTCGTTGATACGGGAAAGACAGGAAGCACTATTGCCGCTTCTCTTAACATTGAATCCGGCGCCTATGATGCAACTGGCATATACACCTTTGTGTTCGCGGTGCCATTTAAGACCGTTAATTACGTGGTTTCCGTAGTTGCTGACGGTGACTCTACCTTTGGATTAGTAAACACAAAGACAAGACTTCAGTGCACCGTTAGATTTAAAAACGATGCAGGGACAGACACCAACAGCCGTTTCAGCGCCGTCTTTTTCGGAGAACTAGAAAATGAATAATCGCATCGTCACCGCTGAGGGTGCGGTCATTCACTCCCTCGCGCCATCTGCCACCATCGCCAAGTTGATGGAGGCGGCATCAACCCCAGCCGTCTTCGACGCCGATACGATGCAAGAGACCAGCGCGAAAAGTTATCCGGCTGCTGATACGGTCTACGAAGAAATAGACACTGATGAAGTTGTTCTCCGCGCTCACAAGTGGCTGACCACCGACTACGACGCCGCAGAGTGGGTTGAGCTTCGAGGAAAGCGTGACGAACTCCTCGCCGCATCCGACTGGGTTGTCGTGAAGGCTCAAGAGGCTGGTGAGGATGTGCCGACCGCGTGGGCAAATTATCGCACCCTGCTGCGCGACCTACCGAGGGCTACCAGTGATCCGGCCAACCCGACGTGGCCAGACGCTCCCTAGTGTCTCATGGAAGGTGCTATCGATCTTCGTTTGGTGCTCACCGTGGCCGGTATGGTTGCGTCTGTCGCTGGCGCGATGGCTGTGGCTCGCCAGAGCATCAAACAGCTCACGGCTCTAATTGCTGACATTGAGACCCGGCTTCGTAGACTAGACTCTCACAAGGACCGGCTTGAGACAGAGATAAAAACAAACGGCCAAAGACTCGGGATTCTTGCCCAGATGTCATCACCCGATTCATTAGAAAGACGCCACCGGGAGGTCGGGGCGTTGCTGGCAAGGGTAGATCAGATTGAGCGTCAAGTGGATAAGATCGCTGCCATGCACAACGGGAAACACCCGAAGAATGGCGAAATGTAGAAAAGCGTCCTATGATGTGTAAACGCACTCCGGGAGGTAGCAGATGATTCCATTAGAACACTTAATTCACCACGAGCTAGGTGAAGGAGCGGGCGAAGAAGTCACTTGCATGAGGCCATTTGGCCCGGCGATTGGTTACGCAACGCTGCCGCAAGAGATTATCGACGCTTTCAATGACGACCTAGATGGCGGAACCGAAGGCCCAGACTGGAGCGAAAAGCTGGTCGGCCAGGTGAACGCTCAAAACCTAATTCCTACTGACGTTCTGGAGCCTCACGCAAAGTACTTTGCAGATGCCGCCTTGGGATACGTCAATAACTACGCCTCGCGCCATTGCAAACCGCTTCCCTCAAGCATTAAACCCGTGGTTCAGGTCCACAGTGCCTGGTATGTCCAGCAGAAAGCCGCTGATTTCAACCCACTCCACCTTCACACCAACGCGGAGTTGTCCGCCGTAGGCTATCTACAGTTGCCTGAAGGCATTGATGAGGAGTGGGAAGAAGAAGATAAATCTCACTACCAAGCGGCAGGAAACATAGAGTTTCTGAACGGAAGCCCGACCTTTATGAACAGGTCAACATTTATGGTGCGTCCCAAGGTTGGTGATTTCTTTATATTTCCATCCGATCTGTTGCACACTGTCTATCCGTTCAAATGTGCTGGCGAGAGGCGCAGCTTCTCCATGAACCTAATTGTTGGAGAGCAGGAAGATGAAAAAGAAGGAGAGTAGTCATGGCGACTAACCAGGAAGCCCGACAGACTTCCGTTCGCGGCGTTACGTCAACGACTGGCACTTATGACGAGGACTGGGTGGCGCTGTTTACGGCGCGGTCGGCCCCTGCCGGAACGTATAACGAGCGCCTTCTCAACTACATCAACACCAAGCTATCCACCAGCCACACCAATATGAACGATGCTCTGCAAGCATTGGCTGCGAACCAAAGCGCAGATAACTTCAGCTCAATGGGCACGTTTACACCGTGACTACCAACCAGGAGGCTCGCCAGATATCGTGCCGGGCAGCTTCTGGTACGGCCTCTACTGTCAACGAGGACTGGATGGCGGTAGCAGCCACCGCTGGGTTTACGACAGGCACCATCAATGAGCGTTTATTGAACTATCTCAACGCTGCCCTTGGGGCGACGTGGGATGTTGCGTCATGGGACGAAACTTCATGGGACGGCACTGGAGGCGACCACACCAACATCAACGAAGCGCAGGCGGCTTTTGCAGAATCAAACGGCGTTGTGGGCATTGGCAGTATGTTCTCCCAGCTTGGATCGTTCTAATGGCTGATGATATTGGTGTCCCCGATAAGTTGTCATGGCAACAGAACCGTCGCCGGTTGGCCTACATTGCGATGGGCGCGATCTTGGTAACGATTGCATCGAGCTTTGTGTGGCCCGAGAGAGCCGCACAAGTACCAGCCGCAGAGATGATCTACATCAGCTTGGCTGGCGTCATCATGGCGTTCTTCGGGGCTGATGCGCTGGTTAGCAAGAAGAAGGGCTAATGCTTACGCTGCTCGGTAGCCTGTTGGGCTTTGGGACGAGTATCGTTCCAGAAGTTCTCGGGTTCTTTAAGCAGAGCCAAGCCAACAAACAAGAAATCAAAATGCTGGAAGCGAAAGCCCAGTACGCTTCGCAGCTTTCCACTCTCAAATTACAAGAGCTAGACGCCGAAGCCGACATTGCCGAAACCAAAGGGTTGTACGCTCACGACACAGCGCTTGCCAGTCATGGCGGGTGGGTCGTCGGCTTGCAGGCCAGCGTCAGGCCGGTCGT